GTCATATGCAATTGGACAGGGGGCGGGTGCGTGTGCTGGGTGCTGCGCTGTTATAGGCCAGACGGAGTCTGGCCTATAAGTCAAGACAATTCTTTCTATCAGCGCGGCCGCGCTGATAGTGTGCAGAGTAGCAGGCAATAAAAAACCCGGGCCGTGGCCCGGGTTGCAGGTGATAGCCCGGCGCTGCCGGGCTGGTGAATCAGGCTTCGGCCTTGGCAGCCAGTTCCGCGTTCCGCGCATCGCGGGCAGCGCGGGCTGATTCCTCGGTGGAGTAAATCTCGCGGCTGCCGAGTCGGACGGTGATGTTCTCATCGTCCACGAAGTGGAAAGCGCCCTTGTAGTCCGATGGATAAATCTCATCGATGCGGCGGAAATGCAGCAACAAGCTGCATACCGCTGACACTTCCTTGTCAGTCATTCCGACAGGGATCGCGTAGTTGGTGCCGTTGATGCTTACGAAGTTGGTTCTGGTTTTCATCGCACTATCCTCTCTAAGGTTTATCGGTACTGGCTAGCCAGTACCGATAATGTACCCGAACTATTGACGGCCGTCAATACTCTATCAGTCCACCGAGATGCTAAAGCTAATGTTGTGCTTGAGTTCCTCTTGCACAATCTCGGTCCAGTCCACGCTGTTGTCGAGATAGTCCTGCACCTTTTCAGCGACATCGACATTGTTGTCGAACCATTCCTCGGTCATACCATCGAACCGGTCATCAAGCCAATCACTGATCCGCTGGTCAATGATGCGGTTCAACTCGGCGCGGGGCACCGATACCATCACTGGCTCGAGTACACTTTGCAGGTCTTGCCGCGCCTCTGTGCCAGTAGCTGGATTATCCTCGGCCGAGATGCGAACCTCGGCCGGTGGTGGTGGCAGCTGATCGGGCAGCGCGATAATTTGCTTGGCCACCGAGTTCAACATCACGTGCAGCGCGGTTCGCGCTGCAGCCCGGGATGCCGCATCAGGCATTGAATTGAACATTGTCTCGGTGTACTCAAAAGCCTCTTCGAGGGTATCGCGAAACGAGAACAATGCAACTTTGATGCTGGCGGCTAATTCGTGCTTGGTCATCTCTCTATCCTTTCTAGGTTATCTATCGGTACTGGCTAGCCAGTACCGATAATGTATCTGAACTATTGACGCGCGTCAATAGGTTATTTTCCACCGGCCGCCACCACTGGTCCGCGCAGCGCGACACCCGCGCTGCGCATAACGGCCCGCGCAGCGCGGGCCAAGGGCAACCGGCCGGGGCCCGAGGACCACGGCCAGCGCCGAGCGGTGCAGGGACCGAGGCCCGGGGGCAGGTTTACCAGTGGCCAGCTAAGCGAAAAAAAGCGCCGAGATAACCCGGCGCTCATAGGGAAAATAGGGTCAGATCCTATTTTCTTAACTCAATTAGGCGGCAAGCAACTCCAGCGCCCGGTTTTTAAGCGCCGCACCAGTGCCAAACCACGCTGATTCGAGGCGCGTATTGTCCGAGCGGCCGCGCTCATGGTCTACCAATTGCGTCACCGCATTGAGCATTGCCCACCGGGTACCAGCAACACCCGGGATGTCGGAACCGATAGCCTTGCGGTTTTCGAACAAGTCCAAAACCCGCTTGTATGCTTTGGTCTCTCTGATATCAAGCTTACTCTGGTGATAAGGCTTCAATAATTCGCAAATGAATAAATCGGAATCAGTAGCCGACATAGGGATGTGCGATAGCTGGCGCGACTGAACAATAAACCGCTCGAATTGATTTGCGACGATGCCAAGCTGCAGGCGAACCGCATCAGCGTCGAACCGCTCGGAGTGCAAAACCCGCACACTGGATTTTAGATAACCCTTGTCCGTTTCATCAGCGCGGCCGTTGACGGCCGGGGTGATGGTGTTATTACAAACCACCCGGATAGCGGTGAATTTTGCAATCGTGGCCATGGTGCCGTCGTAACTAGTGCCGAGCAACAGGTAAGGCTTGACTAAGTCACCATCTACCACCGGGGCAGCATCACCAACACGTGCCAGCGCCCAAACCCGGCGGCCGTCGGATAGCGCCCCGGCGGTTTCCATGCTAAAGCCGCCGATGTCGGAAAGCTTGCGAAAAAAGTCCATTACTTGCCCGGGCTGGACCACGTTGTAATCCTTGCTCACCACTGCCAGCGGTGCCCCGGTGTCCGAGCGCGTCAATACTTTGCGGTCAGGCCAAACCTGCAGGCCAGTAACGGCCGGGGTGAGATATTGCACGTCGGAGGTCTCGACGGTATAGCCTAGCCCGGCTTCCTGAGTCCATTGTTCAATTGTCGCGCCTTCCGACAATTGGCGGCCGAGGCCATGCCATGGGGTTTGTCCAGCGTAAGCAATTGCAGCGCGGCCGGTTGTTTGATCAATCATGTGAGCCATCTCTCTATCCTCTCTAAAAACGGCCGCCACCGGCCGATGTGTGAATAATCCAATATTCCGGAAATATTGGCTAATTGATTTTTTCAATCAACTATTGAGCCCCGATTATTTCCAGCTCCCGAGATCAGCAAGCCACCACAAAACCACAAAGATAACGATTAACAGAATAATCACGCGGCCGCCTCCCGGCCGATATCCCCGGCCACATGATGACGCAACAGCGAACCCGGCGGGAGCGAACGAGCAAAAGCACGAAGCGCCTCGGCATCATTAGCCGCGCCGGTTTTTTTGGTGCCATGCCACTGTATAGCGGTCGGGCCGCTTGCGGCATAACAACCCCCCTCACCAGTGCCGACACGTTTTTTACCAGTGCCATGCGCGACGAAAACAATCACGTAATCCCGATTCGGCCGGGCACACAATGGGCTGCCATCGCCGCATTGCTGGCAAGTGAACGAGTCGGACAATTCCGCCGGACAACGCACGAAGCGAACCCCCTCAATTTTTTGCGGCCACTGTGTATTTTCCGGGGCAGCGTATACGGCCGGGCGGCCGAGTGAGTAAGCGCGAACCGCTTCGGCCGTGGTATCGCACGAAGCATTAATGACGGTTTTTCCCTCGGCCGGGAGCGGCAGCGCATCAGCGGCAAAGTGAGAATATGTCCACGCCTTGCCATTACGCGGTACCGCGTCAGATATAGCCCGCAAGTATTCCGAATCAATTTGATTCGCGCCTGTCTCGCTTTTTGGGTGTAAGCCGCACGTCTTCGGGCACGTGCCATAAGTCTGATGTTCACCTGATCGGTAGGTAACAGCAATCGGGCCGGTTTTTCGGTTTCCTGATATCGCGACAGTCTTTAGCATGGCATCACCCCCTCAGGCAGCGCCACCTCATCCCCTAGCTTACTTGCCACATAACAGCGCATCGCTGCGATTAGTGGTGTTGTGCCCTTTTGGAAATAGTCCGAGCCATCATCCTTAAACAGATTGTCGTGGTAGTACGCTTCCCAGTAGCCATCTCTCGGCGTAAGACTCAGCCGCTCTCGCTCAATGATCGGCCCGCCCTGTGCCCAGTTAGCTGACGGTTCATACGCTGCGCCCTCATCATCGAAAGCGCATTGCTCGTCGGGCTCGTAGTACTGAGTCAACCCCTCACACTTCGCCACCGCCCAGTCAAGGGCTGCGCCTGTTAGTTCTGCTGTTTTCATCTCTCTATCCTCTCTAAAAGTCGGACAACCCGACAACCACATAATACACTTTCCGTGCGTCAATTACAGTTTATTTTTCCTATGGTTTTTCAATTCCTAATAGGAATTTTCTAAGTTCTTCCCAATCCACCGCATCAGAGGACCATCGGCGCACGGGCGCAACGCGCAAGCCCTCAAGAGCAACATCGGGAGCTTGGCCACCGTGATAGAGAAAAACTAAGCCGATTCGCTTCCCAATAGGCAAATACTTCACAAGCAAAAAGGCAGGGCAACCATAGGACCAATGGCGAAAAAGAAAAGAGATTTGATGCGGCCGAACGTCAACCTTCAATCCGCGCCGCACCACCTTATTTTCCAAAAAGCCAACGCGGCCGCTACCCAGCTTATCGGCCACCACCATATCAGGAAAGCCAAGATTGGCCACCGATTCAACGCGGGATATATCCACATCTCGCAAGCGTTCCCGGACATAGTCCGAAAAGACAGATTCAGGTTTCCTCGCCATCGTCCTCTGAAAGCCTCTCAAACACGTCAGGAGGCGGTTCTGCCACCGGGAGGGTGAAAGTAGGGTCCACATCCTTTTCGGCGCTCTCACGCACGTCTGAGGGCTCCAGATCGATTATGGCGGTAGGGGGAGGCCCGCCATATAGCTTTTTCAACTCGTCAAGCTTGCGCTGTACTTCCTCTTTGCTCATCGAATCAATAGTGCCATGCCGGATTTCCTTCCGCTCGACGTAAATCGTTCCCAACGCCTGCCCCCGCCGGTACTCAGCCTGAACAGCAGCAGCAAAAGCACCCGCCTCTAGCGCCTTATCGCGAATTAGCTGCAGGTCTTTCATATGCCGCTCATACGACGTGTTGTACTTCGAAGCCAGTTCTGCCCGGTATTGCTGGATAGCCGCCACCACGTGCGGATTAATGTCCGGGTTAGTCAACTGCCAAGCGATAACAGAAGCGCTTTTTTCGTTGTAGCCTGCCCGAATAGCCGCTTCCTTCATCGTCACCCGGCCGTCGCCTGATACGTACTCGGTAATGAACTTCCAATGCTTGGGCGTGACCATCCGCTTGCGGCCCGTCATTGTCTTCAACGAGGACAGTGACGGCACCTTCTCAGACATCCGCTGCGCTGCCTTCTTCGGCACCACAGGCGGGACGTTCCAAACATCCTTCTTTGGCATTACGAAAGCCTCCACAAGCGCCAACCGTCTTCAATCCTACGCAGGGTGAACTTCCAATCGGATTTGTACTTGGCAGCGTATCTGACGGCCGCTACACGCGCCGAGATAGCCTGTCGTTCCGTTGAAAAGAAAATGCTATCGCCGGGCTCCATGTCAGGAAACGGATACCGCGTCCGACTCGCTGGAATCTCTACATTCTGATCAATTTCATACATCGTATAACCTCCTAAACCAACTGCCTAGATATTACGCAGCGAAACTCGTATAGTCAAGGAAACTTCCGAACACCAACCCCCAAACCAATCCAAGGGTTCCTATAGACTTTTTTTGACTAAGAAAAAAAAATGAAACAAAAAAAGCAGTCTCACGGGTCCCCCCTGAATATTTGTATTTCTTACGTTTCCTAAATATAAACGTGATGCTAACGTAAGTCTGAAAACCCGCACCAGTACTCGTTTATTACGGCATTACGTCTATTACGCCTAATTTCACAAAAAAAAATCAAAAATAATTTCTTAGTGAAAAAAGTTCTATAGGGAACCCTTCAAACATATAAAAAACCGCGTTTTCATAACTTTTTGATCTAATGCCCACAAAGATTTTCCTTGCATCAATACCATTCATGCCTTACCATAACTCCGGTAAATCGTGAAACCTATGTAATTACTACCCGGTCCTCGGTCCGCGTTCCGTAACTAAACCACCAATCACCAACACAGAAAGGATAGCACAGCATGGACCCTGATGAAATCGTCACCTTAATCGCAGGTATTCTTGGTGCAATAATTGGCTGCGCAATTGCAGTAATTGTCATATCGCTTTTCCTACACGGAGTAT